AAAGGAAAGGAAAAGGATGAGCAAGAAGTAACTAATATTACTGAGGCTCAATCGTCACAAGGAAAATTGAAAATAACATGCACAGTAGAAGTGGAGCTTACGCCAGAGCTACTGCAGTATGCAAATGAATCGACGATGAGGATCCTTGCGGATATGTTTGTGCCACCCCCTGTGACACGAACTGACGCTCAATCCTCGAAAGGAAAGATAAAACAGAAAGCAAAGAAAAAGGAAGAGTCGTCTGACGAAGAAGAAGAATCAGACGAAATGGACATTCGAATAGTACTTTCCAGAAAATTCTGGTTCTCAATGTCCCGTACAGAGAAGAGGGCTTTTATTATGAAAATGATACACGAAGCGTTCCCTACCCCGGTCATATTAAATATACCAGACGGTAAGGGGAGAATAGAAGCCCAAATGAAGAAAGGAAAGCTAACGGTTAAAGTACCCAAGGTAGGACTAGATATGTCCCCTGTAGATGGTGCTGTAAAGAGTGCAACCGGTGCTATCGATTCAGTGACCCAATCAGTCGTTGGAACGGTAGGTGCCGGGCTCGGAGCAGTGTCCAATCTACTTGACGCTGGTTTAGGCTTAGCAGGATTGTTTTTAGACAAACCTGACACAGCTGAAGACCAGTCGATAATGATACAAGAACCTTGGAAAGATGCCTTTGCTGCAGACGTGCCAGATTCTAATTGTACCTATTCAATTCACAAACAAAGGTACTTAGACCCAGGAATCTCACGAATGCCCCAAAGTAAAGGTATGACTGTCTCAGACTATGCTCGTATTCCGGGAATTTGCGCAGGAAGTTCATCTTACTACGCAACTTACTCGGCTAACGCGCAAACGTCTCAGATGCAGCTTATTCAACTTCATCCAACCGGGACAACTCATAAGAAGCCCCTCGACTACGCATATATTAATTCGGGATATTGGCGTGGTTCAATCAAGGTGATGATTCAGTTCTTCACATCATCTTTTATCACTACACGGTTTGTGATCCAGTACTTTAATGGAACGCAAACAGGAGGATTTTATCCGGTAGATTACACAGCAGGACTGTCGCGTGTTATCGATGTAAAAGGAGATACTATTGACACGTTTACGTGCCCATGGTTGAACGATCTTTGGTGGTCACAAACCCAAGATCCTTATTTGCAGATAACAACGATTTCCGACGTGGTGTCCACGGATAACTCCGCTTCACCCAAAATTTATGTAGTGGTGTGGGTAGCAGGCGGCGACGACATACAGTTTGCCGTCCCTAGAATACCCGCAGACGCAGAATGGGGAAGCACAACACCCAACAAGAAGGAAGAGGAAACAGAAGCTCAGTGCTCGATCGGGAGCATGTTCAGAGAAACTGAATTTCCACCTATAGGAGAAGGAGTAGAGTTACAAACTGATAATGGTTTGTGTCTCTCCGACCAGCTCGGAGCAATAACGGACATATGCAAACGATATGCCCCTCTTATTAGCTCAACTGTAAGTGGAACACCTGCTCCGTATTATGGAGTGTCATCCGAGACATTGGATTTATGGGCAGGCTTTGGAGCCGGTACCCATACCGCCCAGTATTCATCATACTGGCGATTTAGACACACCTATTATGGATCATGGCGTCAAGCCTTTTTGTTCCAATCAGGAGGTTACAGATATAGATGCGTATCTGTCCCAGCAGAAAACCTCGGCTACACGTTCCAAACAGGATCGCGTAGCACGTTCCGATCACTAGGAGGGATAAGTTATAATACGCCGCCAGATAAGGTAGCGAGAATAACTGTTCCTCAAGCATCACCGTGGCCTTACCGCTACATCAACGACACCTCATTTGGCAATAGCTATATGATGATTGACGTTGTACCCAGCGCTGTACCCAACGCTAGTTCCGTTGAGTACTTAGCAGCGCGCGACGATATTCAATTTGGTTACCCAATATTACCAATTGAAATCACTCCTTGCACTTAGGTGCGTCGGAGACGCAGAACTCATAAAATATGGATTAAGTGAACTTAACACGTGAACCTTCACGGTTTTGGACCTGTAGAATTTCTATGGCCCTTACAACAATCTGCCCCCCTAATATCGCAGGGGGGACCGACACGATTTGTTTTGTTCTTTG